CGTGCAATTTGTAAACAAACTACAAACACTTTAGATGATAGAGCAGTTGATTTGTTAGAAAAACAACTTTTTCCAATAAAATGAAAATTACTAAGTTTCTCAACATTGATATAGAACCAGCACCTCTAGAAATGGAATTAGAAATTGAAACGCAATGTAGAGAAATAATGAAAAGTAATGATTTGGATAATGTAAAAAGATATTGCACACATATGGTCAGAAAAAAATTTGACCAAGATGTTTTTATGGCTTCTTTACTAAATAGACTTATAGAATTAGAAGCTGATCGTGTTGTAGTAGAGATGAGAAAAAGAAAACCAAGAAACCCTATTGCAAAGTTCTTTCGTACTCGCTAATCTCTTCATCAGTAAAATCTCTGATAAATAACTTATCTATCTTGTCAATCTCATAATTGTATTTAAGGATTGCAGTTCTTATATGCTCTGTTACCCAACGACCTTCATCATAAACAACTTGAGCCTTACCATTTTCTTTGATAAAAACATAATGATCCTGACCTTTCATTTGTATTTCCAAGAAATTCTTTTCTAAATTTTTACGTCTTATGTCTTTTAGTTTGCGTAATTTTTCTACTGATTTTCTTACTGGTTTCATTTTTCGTATGTAGAAGGTGGTGGTGTAATCCAATAACGTACACCATTAATAATTTTAAAATGGATATTTAGTAAAGGATCTTTTACTAAGTATTGTTTAGCTTTTTGCATAGTAAAAAAAGTGAGGACTTACATTGACAAATCTTACAAAACCAAATGCCTCGTAATTAGAAAGGTAACTCGTCAGTAGAAGGTGCGTTCTCTATCTTCTGTGGATTAATGTTGCCAAATACTCCGTACTGTCCTTCCATCGCTTTAGAGAAGATTTGTACACATTTAGTTTTAACTTTTTCTTTTTTGTTGAAATCGTACACTTCTCCATCTTTTGCTTTGGTGTTTACTAGGTTTTGTAAATGATCTATTAAATGAGTAACAGAGTCAACAGGAATTGTTAAATTCAAAACTTGTTGTCCTTCGTTAAAACGATCATCGCCAATATTCCATTTGATTGGAAGTGGTAGTGCTGGATTAAAGTCAGCCATAATTAATTAAAAAATTTGGTTAATAAAGTGTTAAAGAATGAATTAAAAGAAATGTTATTTTCTTTACAATGATTCTTTATTTTAACAGCAAGGTTGTCATTGGTTCTGACACTAAAAATGTTTTTGTTCCAATCTTTTTTACGTTGCTGTTTACGGAGAAGAAGCTCTTTTATGATTTCTTCTCTCGCATTAGTAGAAGTTTCATCTGGTGTCATAAGCTCTCGTCTATCTTGGATATTTCAAGAGCTAAAAACTCACCATGTTCAGCAGTAGTAATATGTTTGACAATTTTTGTATCTTTAATGCCAAACTTTTTTCTAAAAGATTCAACAACTCCTTTCAACTTCTCAGGTTGTGATTGCTGTAATTGTGTGAGTTTATCAAGAATAGTTGTCTTTGCATCTTTGCTGATAGGATCAGGAAGTTTCTCTAAAACAGAAGTAGGCTCTAACTTTTGATTAGGTTTTGTAGGAGTTTTTGATACACCTGTTTTTGGTGGTGGTGGAGTCCTTTCCTCTTCTTCTTTCGCTTCTTGAATTTCTAAACCAGCCCAAAGTTCAAAGGCATCTCCAAAACTATAACAAGCACAAGCACAAAGACATCTCCTATGAGAGTTTTGAATATCATTAGACGATATTTCATCAAAAGGAATTGTTTTGTTAAATCCTTGAGTTATTGCATAGTGATAAAGAGGTAACTTAGTACCTGTCATTACGTTTTGAAAATAACCTAATATGTAACCTGTATTATCTGGTGCTTTCCAAATAAAACCTCCTTCTGGATTTGGTTCTAAAGCAAAAAACCAATTAGGTGCGTGTTCTCTTATTCTTTGTGCTGTCTTGGCCCAAGAGCAATAAGGAACTTTGCCTTTATAATAAAGATCGTCTTTTCTTATAAGACCTCCTAGATTGGGAATCTTTATCTCAGGCGGTTGTTCTTCGATAGTGGTCATTCAGTAAATTGTTTACTTGATATGTATGTTACATGAATACCATGTTTACTGCAAGGCAGCTTGTAATAATGTATTAAATTGTTCTGGGGTCAACACCATACGCCATTGTCCGCCTCTAAACCTGACCATACTGGCAACAAAGTCTACACCTGCATTTTTTCTCTGTGTTTCTACTTCTCTAGGTTTAACAAGACAGGCTTGAGATTTATCTTTCCAATCTGCTACCTGTATAACGCAATTTGGTACACCATGAATATCTCCAACATCTCCAGGAATCCCTGCTGATAAATTTCTTTGACATTCAAAACCAGTAATCTCTGTTAAAAGTTCTGCCGCTTCTCTTTCAGCTTTATCTCCTTTACGTTTTTGCGGATTCATAAAAACTTATAGTTGAATCATTCCTATATTACAATTATATTATTAATTATATAAAACTCTATATATGTCAGAAAAACTTATACTTGAAAGTCAAGTCGAAAAATTAGTTGAACAAACTTACCATGCTGATGATGAATTTTGCATTGATTTAGACGTTTTATTTCCAGATGAGACAGGTGAGATGATACCTATTTGGAAATGGTCAGGATATAAAACAAAAGAAAATGCAGTTTATAAAACTAATAAGTTAAAAGAAGGTGAGGACTTTTTGCTTCTGAAAAATCAGAAGCGAACAGAAGGTAGAGGAGGTAATAATAAACATCAATATTTATTCACAAAAGATGGATTTAAACATTTTTTATTAATGTCTAATACTAATAGGGGACAACAAATTAGGAATTATTTTATTGATGTAGAGAAGAGATTTGGTAGAGAAATAAAAGAATCAACTCCTTTTGATGTTGTAATACAAAAAGTTATTGGTGCATTTGACCAAATTAATTATAAATTAAGTCAAAGAGAAACAGATCAATTAATTACCAATCAGATTTTACATGAGCATGAAGAAAGACATAATCAATCAGATGAAAGACACGATAAAACAGAAACTAAAGTTGCTTCCATCGAAAAAGAATTAACAAAATTAAAAAGTAGAAAAGATCCTAAAAAAGCTGACAAAGATAGCTGTATGAAATTGATTCAAGGTTCTTACTACAATAATTCATGTCCTTGTTGTGGAGAAGAAACAGAAGTTTGGGAAATAGATCATTTTTATGACAGCAGTAAAAATCGTTTATCTGAAATTTGGCCTGTTTGTAAACCTTGTAATCAAAAATTAGGCACAGGTGGAGACTTAAAGAAAGGCAGTTTTAGAAAAGATCACGAAATTAAATTTGAGCTTTTCCAACAATTATTGATGAATCAAAACAAACCAAATGTTATCCAAACAAAATTGTTTTAATTTATCCTTGTAATTCCCTGATTCGGTGTTTTAAATTTTCAAACCTTACACAATATTCTTGATCGGTAATTTCCTGATCAAACCATAAGTCCGAAAGATGTCCTATCTCATTATTTAATTTTGTGATGAGATATTTTTTTCTCCGATCAAGTTCTCTATAAAGACATTTCATTTTTTACTACTCCATTTTCTTTTTATTTTATTGTTTATCTGTTCTTTTTTCATTCTTGTTAATTTAAAAAAAAGAACATCAAGATCATCAATTATATTGTCAAATTCTGCATGATCTGACATTTCCAATGATCTCTGAAAATTAACAATAGAAGCTCTAATTAGTTTTAAGTCTCTACCTGAGACATCAAGTATATATCTCATTGGTCTTGCTCCTGTTCAGCAATAATAATTGCTCTTCGTATATAAATTAATTCTTTTTTTAAGCGGCTTCCAACTAGCTCGCCTGTACGAAATTCTCCTAATAAACGATCAAGAGTTTCTTTAGCTTCATCAAGTGGTTTAGTCATCTTTTAGTCCATTCCGAGATAAGTTTTCTTAGCTCCTCTATACGTTTCTGAGCAGCTTCTATTTTTTCTTTTTTTGTCATTCTTTAATATCCCACTCTATAACTTTATCTTTTGAATAAAGCATTGATGTTGCCATTTTAAACTTTTTAATATCAACTTTTCCATTTTTTTTCCCATTAGTTAATACCTTTCCTTCTCCACTTCCAATCCAACAACACCCTGCTGTAATAACTTCACTTAAATTACGATACTCCTCGATATTGCAAATAATTTTCATCAAAACAACTCCTGTTTAGCTTCAAACTTTTCCCATGCTTCCTGCCATGCAGTAAGACATCTTTCAGTAGGTTGATTTGCACCAACAATGCAAACTCCTGGATATGCCCAAATTGTATTACATACATCTGGGGTCATCCCATAGTTTAATTTCAACATCTCAACATAACAACCAAGCTGTTTATCAGTTGAATAAGGTTCTTTCCAATACTTGTCTATCTCTGGAATCTTTATTGTTCCTTCTCTTTCACGTTTGTAAAAACCAGATTTAGTATTGCCTTTAGTTTTTAAATCAAGTAATCTGATCTGTTTAGTTTCTGTATCATATCCAAGTAGATCAAGCTGACCTCCAACTGATTTATTTGGTATAGACATCATAAGTTCAACAGCCATCGGTTCAAAATGTTTGAACAAATAATGATCTAGCAAGGGAGCAACGATTTCTTCATAATTGCCCATATCAATATCTCCACTACCAAGCATTTTTTCTTGGAGACATTCATGCACCTTTTCTCCTCTGGGTTGCCAGATATATCTGTAGGCTTCAATATTTTCTTTATCCTCTTCACTTAAGTCATTACAAACTCCAGTGGTCGAATAAGATAACCATTGTCCTGTTTCAATATTGACGTATTGATGTCTTTCTTCATCTCGTTTGATGGGAAGTGGTTTTAGTAGTTCGATAGTTTTCATTAGAAGTCGTATTCTGGTAAGTCTTTTGGATCAATAATTTCTATTTGCTCTTTTTTAGATTTAGGTTCTTCAACCCTAGCAAGATTTTGAAATTTGACACCCTGATAACCTCGAACATATATTGGGTGTCCATTACAGGTATTAACAACTTCTTTCCATTGTGGACTAGGTTTATCTAAATCTTCCAAAGTCCAGTAACCTTTTTTGATACCATCTTTGAGAATTTTCATTACTGATATGCGATCAAATGCTTTTTCCATTAAGATTCTCCATTCATAGCTTTGTCTAAACCTAACTCTTTTAGAGTTGGTGGTAACTGATTATCACTGGCCTTGAAATATTTTGGCTTTGGTACATTTTGAGCTTCCTGTTCAAATTTAGACCTCTTAAGTGGAAATAAATCCTTCCAGCCACCTGTTATTGCGTTTTCAAGAGCTTGTTTTCTATCTTGTGTAGGAAATGACCTTAACTTCTTAAAGATACGATTAGAAACGCTTGTAGTACAAGTTCCTTTATTTTTATGTCTTATACTCCACCATTCAATTAAAAGTTCAGCATATTCTTTCAAATCATCAGGAATTAAATCTGCGGTAATTTTTGGTGTTGCAAATGGGTCAAGTTCCAGTTTTACAAGAGGTGTAGCTTTTCTCCTGGATTTTACATTCATAGCTTTTCTTATCAAAATTCTGATAAGACCAGCCCTTGATGTTTCTTCATCTCGGTTTTGATCTAACCAGAATATTAATTCTGGGTCTAAATACATTGTCATTTTGACCTTGTTAGGTTTTGCCATTCATAATGAACTATCTGATTCTATTATTAGAGCATGACATTGTATGTGTCAAGCATTACATAGTGTCTTAATATCTTGAAACTGTAAAAATTCTTCTCCTTATTCTTATACATATATGTATATATATATATATATATATATTATTAATACATACATATATAGTTCTTATAAATAATATTTATATATTTAATATATATATTCTTTTTCTTTTGGTTCTTTTCTTTTTCTTAAAACATTTCCATTCATAGTTGTTATTATATCTATTTGCTAGTATATTAATATAAGTTTGCCATTCATTATGAATAAGAATCTAAAAAGAATTAGCGTTTCTGTTGATGAAGATGATTACCAGGAATTGAAAGACCTTTCAAGAGCAGGTTTATCTGTTGGTTTTTTAATTCGTGAAGCTATACATGATTTTATTGCTAAAACTAAAAAATAATTATTGCTTAGAATATTTACCTTTTTCTATTAACCAATCAAATTTATTTATATCTTTTTGACAATTCTGGCATCTTTTTACAGTCCATGAAAGATGACCAGTTCTTGTAATATTATGACACTCAGGGCATTTAATTACTGCACCTGAGTATCTTTTACATCTTGAGTATCTTGTTATTGGTACAAATTCAGTCATAATCTTCCTCTTCATAAGGAAAGTCTTTATCTTCAATTTCTTCTTCATCATCTTTTGGAAATAACCAATTAATTTCATCTTCTTCTCTTTGACGATCAAGTGAAGCCTGATGTTTGTGCATAAATGAATCCATTATTCTTCCTCCTTTAGGTCATCACCAGTAATTTCAATATCGGTGTTATCACCGTATTCAGTTCCAGTAAAAGTTACCTTATAGGTATCTCCTGATGAAGTTTCACCATCTGAATCAGCTTCCATTGAAAGTTCCATTATTTCATTTTCAGTGAGCATAACTTCACTTTTTATTTCCCAGCATCTTGTATTTCGGGATGTTTCTTCGTAGTAGTAAGTGTACTTCATTAATTTTCCTCCTTTATTAATAGGGACATTTTTGAGCGAACTGAATAGTAAATTTTTTCAAGTTCATTTGGGTAAGGGTTGTAAGGGTCACGAGAATATCTATGGGCTGATGTGCAATTATGCAAATAGATAAGTTCATCTTTAGTAAACTTAGTCATCATCTTCCTTCTCCCAAACTAATTCAAACTTCATTAATTCTGTTGGTACGATTTCAACATATTCATAATCAAAAAAGTCATTACCAAACTCTTTTCTATTCTCTGGTGTATCAAGTTCTTTAAGATTTTCTATATGGTTATTGTACATATAACCACAACCCCAAAAAACATCTTCTAAAGATATACCGTCAATAGTTTTACCATCAATAAGGAATTGTGGGCTGAATCCATAGGCATCTATAAAATTATCCCAATCGTCACCACAACCATTAAATCTCCAGTTGCAATAGAGTGATCTATTGATTATCATTTTTTGGTTTTGATTTGATTTAGTCATTAGCCGTCATGCTCCCAGATTTCTCCTGTAAATTTTGGTTTTTCATCGAGATATTCAAGATCAAATTCGTGAGCGATAGCATTATTCCATTGCTCGATAGCATCTTTTTCAGAGTCAGCACAAATATGTACCATAGCCTTATGAGTGACTATTAATTTAAACTCTTTGTATTCTTCTTCCATTAATTTTCCCCTCCTTTGAAATAGGTTTTGAATTTAGTAATTACTGTAGGTAATCCTTTTAGATCTATGGAAGATACAAAGGGATTCTTATCAGTTTGATTTAGAAATTCGATGTCAGAAAGACATCTAATGACTAATTTCATTTCTTCTTTAGTTAGTTCCATTATTATTCCTCTTGGATAATGTCATGGATTTCGCCAACTTCCCAGCTATCATCAGCAGGTTGTTCGCCATATTCAGTTCTGACATAGAAACCATCTATGTCATTTTCTAATATTTCTCTAGCTTCCTCTTCAGAGTCAGCTTCAACACAAATAATTCCTGTTTGTGTAACAGTAAATTGGTAATCAGCCATCATTTCCACTCCACATAGTAAGTATCATCTGAAGCCATAATTTCAATAAGCTCTCCATCTTCATCAATTTCACAGCACTCATCTATAAATTCTTTAGAAAGTTCTTTGAAATTTAGTACACATCTTTCTGGAATCATGTCAGATTCTTTTACTAGATCATTTAAGCTAATAGTTGCTTCATCTTGATCACTTAAGCTGTCAATAACAAGATCCACAGCACTTTCATAATCATCTGGATCATCCCTGAATCTCCAGTCAAGGTAAGCTACTCTATCAAGTAAGAGTCTTTGTTTAGTCATTTTCGTTAGCGAATTTTCGTTTTTGAAAAGTGTAAAAGTGGGCGGTAGTTGAGTACGCAATTGTTTGAACTACCATTAAGTATGTTGATCTAGAATTAACTCTCATACACCCACTTCACTGGACTTACATAACTGTTACCTACCTTGAACATCTATTTAAAGATTCGTTAATAAATTAACTTTGCAATCGTTGGCCTACAGTTAATGCCAGTTCATTATTCCACCCTTTTAAGAAAGTGAGATAATAAAATATTCATAGCTTCTTTCTTTTCATCTTTATCAGTTGAAGTTTTATATATCTTTTTTTGATCTATATATATTTGATATTTTAAATTAATTTTATCTTGTCTTTTATCATGTAATTCTAATTTATTTTCTTTCTCCCATTCTTCTATATCAGATTCAACTATAACAATGTCATACCAATCATAAAAAGTATTAGGATGTACGTTATCAATTTTTTTTCTACATTCTTCTACTATTTCAGTTCTTGATAATCCTTTTCTAATTAATTCTTTCATGTATTCCATACATGATTCTCTATTTGGATTTATATTTACCATTATTGATTTTCCTCTAACCTTATTTCATCAAATTCATAGTTATAAAACATATCATCTTGATTTACGTCACTATATTTATAGTGACCTCTATTGTATTTGGCTATCGCTTCATCCTTTGATTCAGCCTCGATATATATATCGTTATATCCAGTGAATCTCTCTTGAATAATATATTTCATTTATTTATTCTCCAAAAATGTTTTAAATAAATATTCTTTATATCCTTTTCTACTTCCATATATACCTTTAACAGTTCTATTATCAGAACTTATACCTAATCTCCAGGCTTTACAATTCATAGGGATATTTTCGCTAATAGCTATCAATATCTGCTTTAAATTCCATGAGTTAGCATCATGTTTAAGACATAATCCTAATTCATTTAATTTTTGACCTAACTTTATATAACTTACTGGACTATTTGAAGCAAAATCTCTCATTTCATGCCTAATTTCATAGCTATGCCAGTATTTAACAAAAGTAAAACTAAAAATTTTACCATCTTGTTGTTTTTCTTCATGCAACCAAAATCCATTATCTAATAATGTTTGGGTACAATTTTCACTAATTTGTATTTTCATTTTTTACCTACATATCTAGGGTTATCTTTTAAATGGTATGGATTATATTTTCTTACTTTTTTATATAAATCTAAGATAGATTCTCTTTCATCTTGACTAAATTTCTTTAAGTCAAAATTTACTATTTCATCAAGTGCTAAAAATAAAGCACTTGCATCTTTTTCTTGTAATCTAAGATTCATTACTTATTCTCCTTTAAAAATTCAATAGCTCTATTCTCTATAGCTTCAGCAACATAGGGATTAATCTTTATAAAATTAATTAGATTCAATCCATCATCACTTTCTATTGGAATACCACTTTCAAGAGAATATTCTAGATATGCTTTATTCCAAAATTTTTGTTTTTCTTTAGAAGTCCAATTCATAATTTTTCTATCCTTACTAATGTGTATTCATTCTCTTCTATCTCTTTATATTCCTTTTCAGAGATAGTGTATTGACTATGCTGAACTATATAATCCATTCTTCTTTGAACTTCATCATTCAGCCATTCTTCAGCTTCATATTCAAATTCAAAAGTCTTGATAACTGGGTTAGTATCAAGTGAATCAATCGCATAGGTAACTTTGTAATTCATAATTAATATTCACTTTCTAAAATTTTTCTTAATCCTGTCTCATCATTCATTGCATAACATCTTCTTATACCTTGATTTTCATAGTATTCAGTACAATCAATTAAATATTCACCCATAATTGATTGAAATACCATTTCATTCATAGGTTTTTGTTTTTGGCCTTTAATAGGCTTTTCTAGTTCATTCATTGTAAGATTTGTATAAACTAATTAAATGATAGCATATTATTGTATATATTTGTCAATAGTTAGAAAAATATCTACAAATGAAAAAGAGACTTATTTAAGTCTCTTTATCTCTCCCTATCTGTATTAAAAATTCATTAAAAGTTATTTTATCTTTAAAATATTCAGACATAACGTCAAAAAAGTGTATATCTGAATAAGCAATTAAATCTATTTCTAATTGTTTTATTTTACGCATAATAATAACCTTTAATTTTTAACCAATAAAACCTATTTAATTGTTTTTTAGATAGTTTTTTATCTTTCATAATTAGATTACCAAGTTCAATCCATTCTAATTCTTCTTTTTTAGTAAATGCCATTTTTAAAACTCTCTAAAACTTGGTGCAATTATTCCATAATCTCCCCAGTCTTTATAAAAAGGATAGATTTTATTATCTCTCATGTAGTCAGAATCAATCTTTAAAGTAAATCCTCTAGGATCACCATTAAAAAAAACCGGGATATTCTGATTTTTAAAATTTAGTAGTTTATCTACTTTATTTAAAATATCATTAATAATTTTTTCTTGTTCTTCTTCAGTGCATTTAGTACCATTACAAAAATCTTCAGCTATTGAGTGAGCTTTATTTTCTATTCTAAATAATGCCTTACAAAGTTTTACTTCATCAATAGATGTATCTAAGTTAAAAACTCTTTTTAAGTCTTTACCATGTTCAATAATGTTTTGATACATTATTTTGTTTTTTTCTTTTGTTGTTGACATAACAATAAAAATGTAAGATTTTAAATAAATTAATTAAGTTAATAATTAATTTTTTCAAGGTAGTTTTTAAGACTACCTTAAAAGAATTAATTTATTTTCTTAATTCTGATTCGCTCTTGTTAAACAACATTACATCATCTAATAATCTCAAATTTTTATTAGTTGCTGTAAGACTTTTCTTGTATTGAGTCTCACCGTTTTTAATGTTTTGTTGATATTGTTTTTTATCCTCTAGTAACTTTTTTCTAAAGGATAGATAAAAGGTTTTTTCTTGATTTGTTAAACCTTGAATAACTGGAATAGGCATAATTTTAGATAAGAATTAAGAATAAAAATAAATAAGGAATTAATATAAATTTCATTTTTTTATTTCTCCCATTTCTTTTTATTTTCTTCACTTGTTTTTATAAAATTTGAAATAGTACTTTCAAATCCTTTTAGAATTTCAAAATTGTTTTCTTCTTCATATGTTGAATAATCTTTAGTAACAACTAAATTTGCTAGTGCTTCATAAATTGAAGCTATTAAAGTCTCTTTATCCATCTTTAATCCTTTAGTGTTTGAAGAGTTATCTTTGAAAGTAACTGATCCAGTATTTATATTAATTTCGCATACGTCCTTTTCTTCCAACGTGTACCATTGGGTATTGAATGAATTGTAGTTCATAAGATTTGATTTTAAATTGATTTGTTTTTTGAATCGTTTATCATCTTCTTAAATGCTGTTTAAATGTCTTGTAATAGTCTTGTAACTTGTTTCGAGGTTGTTTATACCTTTTTTTAGTGTTGACTACTACAGGATAATTTAAAAGCAATAGAAGACAATAAACTCAATATTAATATTAACCTATATCATGCTGACATCATGCTATATTAAGTATTGTTACATAAACAAATATTTATATCATTATCGGTTATTATATTAATAGTTAAACAAATCTTATTATGCCTGAAGAATTACAAAAATGGATTGACGCAATGCCAAAAGATTGCGGTTATGAATTAGCAAGTTTTAAACGTGGTGAATACTACGGAGAAAAACAAATCAAATTATTTCTAAGGAGAAAATAAAATGAATGTTAATTCTGAACTAATGCAGAATCCAGATAAAGCGTTTGAGCTAGGTTTTAAATTATCTGCTGAATTAAAAAATAATGTAGATAATTATATGTTTATCTGGGCTACAACAAGTGAGTTACAGTTTAAGCATGTAATCACTAGAGATACTCTTAAAATAGCTTACAGCTGATCCTAGCTAGCTTAAAATTAAAATTTATTTTGTAGCTACTGGGGAGTAGTTGCAGAATAATTTTTTATTTTTGTGTGCGTGGGGAACTTAAATATATATTGATTAATTTTTTGGTTCTATGCGGATGGCGAGTTCTGGAGCTTGAATATTAACTGTTTCTACGGATTCGCCTATTACTTTGCCTAGACTATCGAGAATTTGAGCAGCTGTTTGTAATTGACCTTTTTTAACAGCTTTGTTGAATAAACGGATTCTCATAGCTTGAAGGCGTGGAAGCATAGTTTCTCTATCTTTTTCCCAATCTTCTTTATTCCATTCTTTTACTTTTTTCCAATCTTGCCATGCGGTTACTTCGGAAATTGATTCAATTTTTGCGTGTTCTAGGACTAAAGCACGAGTTGTTTTACCTTCTAGTTGGCGAGTGTAGAGTCTTTGTGATCTTTCTTGTACTTGTTGTGCAGAAGAACGAGCAACAAATCGCATTTTACGTTTAGGTTGTTCTATTGGTTGATCTGTAGGAAAAGTAGAAGAAGCCACGGACTTACTTTTTGTAGTATTTATTGGAATAATAACCTAAAAAAGGAGGAATAGGCTATAAATAGGGGGTATTAGTTGAATTTTCTGTTATTTTTAAGGTTATGGCAGTTAAAAATGCAAATGATATAAGTTTGAGATATGCTCAGGGAGAGGTATTCAATAGTGACAAAAGATTTCGGGTGTTGGTTGCAGGAAGAAGGTTTGGTAAATCATACCTTTCCTGTATTGAACTGCTCAGAGGAGCTATCAATCGACCTGGAGAAGTTTATTTTTATTGTGCTCCTACTTATCGTATGGCGAAAGATATTGCATGGAAAGAATTAAAGAAATTAGTGCCGAAAGTATGGGTGCAGAGTAAAAATGAAACAGATTTGAGGTTAGATTTGATAAATGGATCGAGTATTGAGTTGAAGGGAACAGAAAATGCGATGGCATTAAGAGGTAGAAGTTTAGCTGGTGTTGTATTAGATGAGGCTGCATTTATGGATCGAGATGTGTGGGCTGAAGTAATTAGACCTGCATTGGCTGATAAACAAGGGTGGGCATTGTTTATTAGTACTCCTGATGGTACTGCAAGCTGGTTTTATGATATGTGGTGTTTTTGTGGTGAACAGGAGTGGGATGATTGGCAGAGATGGAGTTTTACTACTATTGAAGGGGGTAATGTTAAGAAGGAAGAGGTCGAAGCAGCTAGAAATCAATTAGATCCGAGGACATTCAGACAGGAATTTGAGGCTAGTTTTGAGAACTTAACTGGTCTTGTTGCTGTAAGTTTTAGTGATGAGAATATAGATAGAGACATTCAGGATTTACATATGATGCCTTTGTTGTTGGGATTAGACTTTAACGTAGACCCAATGGCAGGAATTTGTGCATATAAGCATGACAATAACCTCTATGTGTTTGACGAGATCATGCTAACGGGTGGTGCTACCACTTGGGATTTTGCAGAAGAGGTTGTTAGAAGGTATGGAGTAGATCGAAGAATCATTGCTTGTCCTGATCCTACTGGTAGTGCAAGAAAAACAAGTGGGGTTGGGGTTACAGATCATACAATTCTTAGAAGGTCAGGTTTTACTGTTATGAGTCCTAAAAGTCCGTGGAAAATAAGAGATAAAATTACTGCTGTTAATACTGCTTTACTTGATGCAAATGGAGATCAAAGAACTTTTATTCATCCAAGATGTAAAGAATTAATAAAAGCACTTAGAACTCT